CCAGAAGGGCCCTCCCAGCACTTGTACGGCGGCTAGGTTCTTGAATCTGGTCTAACCGCACACTGCGACACCCCCCTCTTTGGCAAGAGAGGGGACGTTCATTTTGCTCTCAGGAAGTGTGATTTCATGGCCGAGAAAAGTCGAATCCTGCCATATTCGGCGGGAGAACACCAATCTCGGACCTGGGACGGTACAGAAAGTCCAGGTCACTGGATAGTGACCGGTTCAGGTACATGGAATCACTACGGTAGCCAACAGACGTTGGACGCCTCCCACCCGAACTGGCCAGAAATGGCTGGTAAGGGAGATGTTGGGGGGCCATTCGTGTCCATCAAGAGGGATTATTGGGACAACTGTCCCAAGGATCTCTATGAGATCTACCCCGGCCGTTACGACTACCGGGGCCCTCAATTCGCAGTGGCTGGAGCTTTCGCCCAGACACACATGCCACCACTCCGGCGAAGTTCAAACGCAAGTTTGGACATAGCTGGAACAACGGCAATTGCGAGATGCGAACCTACCGACTCGACATCAAATCTTGCAGTTTCCCTAGGGGAACTGTACCGAGATGGCATTCCAGCCATCATTGGGTCTGGACTCCTCAAGTCACGACTTAGAGACTATCGCGAGATGGGATCCGAGTACTTGAATGTTGAGTTTGGATGGAGACCGTTCGTGTCTGACTTAAAGAAGTTCGCCTACACGGTTCAGAATCATGAAAAGATTCTAGACCAATACAGGCGGAATTCCGGACGGACGACACGGCAACGATACGAGTTCCCGATAAAGACGGAGTATAGTGACACGGCTAACGGGGCAGCAAGCCCGTGGCCAACCATGATTACTCCTCTTTACAAGACAGGACGATATCTGGGCCAAGCTAGTAAGTCCACTCGCTTTTATCAAAAGCAGTGGTTTAGCGGAGCCTTCACCTATTCGATTCCCAGTGGAAACTCATTTGGGGACCGGACAGGCAGATTCCTGCGCGAAGCCAACAAACTATACGGCTGCGTGCCGGATCCAGAAGCTATCTGGAATCTGATGCCTTGGAGCTGGGCTGCGGATTGGGTATCTAACACTGGAGATGTTTTACATAATCTCAGTGCGATGTCTACCGACGGCTTGGTGATGGCATATGGTTACATGATGGAGGAAACCTCCGAGACATGGACATATGTCAACAACGGCGCAATCACTGTTAGTGGTCGCGTGTTGAATTTGACCCAGAATTTTCGTACAACTACGAAGGTTCGAAGGTCAGCCACACCATTTGGATTCGGCCTAGATTGGGCGAAGTTTACGCCCCGTCAGATGGCCATCATAGGAGCCCTTGGAATAACGAGGAATCCTAGCATCGCTTTTTAAGGATGCGCTGATGGAAGACAATCCGGTCTTTCGTCAAACCCGAACTCGGAGCCTGTATTACTAGGCACCCTTGCTAGAGTTCAATCACAAGACCAGGAGTATGCCTGATGGCATTTGCAGATCCCCAATCAGTCACTGTCAACGCGGTTGCCCAGCCTCTTCCGAGGGTGAGCACTGGCGCCAATTCTTCTGTTTACCAGAAGGACGACGCTACGTACAAGCTGACGCTTTCCCATCAGTACGGGAAGCGTAACCGGCACACTGCGCGCCTCGACAACCGGAAAATCGCTCCGGACGTGTTCACCAGCGATAACACGGCTTACTCGATGTCCGTTTACTTGGTCATCGACACGCCGCTCGTTGGCTACACGAACGCAGAGCTGAAGCAGATTGTGGACGGCCTCACGGCCTACCTCACCGCTTCTACCGGTGCGAATGTGACAAAGCTTCTTGGTGGTGAGAACTGAGATATGCGAGCCTACTACTGGCAGCTTCTAGCTGCAGTAGGTTTTGCTATCCTGGTTCTCATTTCCGTCTTCGTCGTCGTCCAGCGTTTTAACGCGCTGGACGCGGCGGAGTCGAAAGGCCAGAAGCAGACTTACATTTTCACTGATTGTCCGACCTTAGGTAACCAACCTTAGGTCGCAGATGCTCACAGGCTGAGGATTGCTACTACCCCCTATTCAAAGGAGGAAGCATGAAAAGCCTGATCACTCTCTGGCAGTTGATGGCTGATGATTTAGCCATCGGATGTTGCACAAGTGCCACTCGTGACCTGAATACGGTCATGAGTCGGTGTGAAGATGAAGGTGTTTCGTTTCTAACGATCACCCTTCCGAACTTTGGAAAAGACTTTGAGAAAAGTCTTGACCTAGGCAAGGTCGATCCCAGTGCTTTCCTTGGTTTTTCAAGAAAGCAAGGGCTCCCTCGATTTCTCGGGGGTTTCCTGGATCTCATCTTTGACCGCGCTAGCGGCGTGTTGCTCGATGTACCGAACGTGGACGCTATCTACGCTGTACGCCAGTTAACACTGACGTTCGCGAAGATAAACTTGCCGTGCTCTCCAGCACGTGTAAAGTCAGCCCTCGATCAGTATGTGGAGTGTGAGAAGGATGTCAGAAGCAATGATGCGCTCATGGACGAACAAGGAATTGCTCGTTTTAAGCGCGTCGCCGCTCTCCTTTGGAGCAATGTATTTGCCGACATGGAGAAATCCATCGCCGACGGTACTATTGTTCCGAAGCACGGGCCTGGAGCCACAGCCGATCGTCTTGCAGGTAATCGCAAGTATGATCAGCGAGAATGGACCCAGCGTTTGGACAGGATATTCCCCGTTGGGGATTTTCTCCTTCCGAACTACAGATACTATAAGTATCTCGCACGTGTTGACATCCTCGAACCCGGTTCTGAACGGCCCGTTAGGGTCATTACAGTTCCTAAAACGTTGAAGACACCACGGATCATAGCTATTGAGCCGACCTGCATGCAGTATGTGCAGCAAGCGATTAGCGAAAGACTCGTGGAGGACCTGCAGAATCGACAACTCTGCATGGACTTCATCGGATTCTCTGACCAAGTCCCTAATAGGACTCTGGCCAAAAAGGGTTCCAGAAATGGTTCTCTGGCAACGCTAGATCTTAGCGAAGCCTCCGATCGTGTCTCCAATCGGCTGGTGCAGTTTCTGTTTTCCGGTTATGGATTCCTTTCTGAAGGGATTCAAGCCTGCAGGAGCTCTAAGGCCGACGTTGATGGTGAGGTCATAGACCTTGCCAAATTCGCGTCGATGGGTTCAGCGTTATGCTTCCCCGTAGAGGCTCTAGTGTTTACCACACTAATCTTCTGCGGAATCGAAGAGACGCTCAACCGCCCATTAACCCTGAAAGATCTCAAAGGTCTGGAAGGTCGGGTACGTGTCTACGGGGACGATATCATTGTCCCTGTGGAATTTGTGCATTCCTCGATCAAGTGGCTTGAGGACTTCGGTCTGAGGGTCAACAAAGGCAAGTCTTTCTGGACCGGAAAGTTCAGAGAGAGTTGCGGAGGGGACTTCTACGACGGGCATTGGGTAACACCCGTGCGTGTTCGTGAGATGATCCCTTCGTCGAGGAGTACTTCTCCTGGTGGATTAATATCTACCGTTTCGCTCAGAAACCAGCTATATGATGCTGGTCTATGGCGAGCGGCTAGGTATCTGGACTCCTTGTTGGAGCGGTTGATACCGTTTCCGGCAGTGGCCCGGACTTCCCCAGCGCTAGGCAGGCATTCCCATTTGGGTTACGATACCCATAAGGTTTGCCCCAAGCTGCACAGGCCTCTTGTCAAGGCTTTCGCAGTGCGACCTACTAATCCACCATCTCGGTTGGATGACATAGGTGCCCTAGTCAAGTTCTTTCTAAAACGCGGCGAGTTGCCATTCGCCGACGAAAGACACTTGGAGAGGTACGGACGTGACCAAGCCGTCAACATCAAGCTTGGCTGGGCCCCTGCTCACTGAGTAGGGGTAGCTGGTTGGTATAATGCCAACCAGCAGTGGGGCTTCAAAGGCCTCTCACGAGGCTTTTGAAGTCCGTGGGGTGTACTTTG